CTGGTACTGTATTCATGGCTTACCTCACATGTGCAGAATGTCTTCTGGGTCGCGAATAGTGGCGAGAATTTCGTCATCATTTAAGATTCGGATTTCTCCACCATCGATGCTCATCCGGGCGCCTGCGTAGCGTCCAAAGATGATCCAATCGCCTTCCTTGCACCAAGGTCCCTCCGGGAACTTGCTTTGATCGGCATATGCAAGGGGGCCAACTCGAAGAACGTAGCCGCAAGTTGTTGTCAACTGCTGTCGTTCAATAGTTTGATCGGCTAAAGCAATACCGCCTTTGGATTTAGCGGCTCCACGATACGGCAAAATAATAATTCGCCATCCAGTGGGCTTAGGTATGCGCTCTAAAACAGATTCGTCTAGCTTTTCCGCATTTAAACCACCGTCTCCAGTGTATGCGTCTTGCAGACTAGGCTCTTTCTCCGCAGCTTCCTTCGCCCATTTCTGCTCCAATGCTGTAGGTTGCATTTTTGGGTCCTTAGTCAGAAGAATAATCCTTTAGAAGACGCTGTAACATGTCTTCTACGAATTTGTAGCCTTCTAGCCGACCCATTAAGTACCTGTATTGGGACATATCCGTCACTCGCCCACCTAGAATTGCATCTTCGGTGTCCCTCTTGAGTAGACGAAGCTCTTTATACAACTTTTCGGTAAATTCAAGCATGGATTTCTCCAATGAAGCGAACAAAATGAGCCTTGCTCGACGGCCACGTACACACTATACACAAAAATTACGCAAGTTTCACCTTTTTGAATGCGTCTTTTCGATAAGTGTACGAAATATTGCCTTTTTCAACAGGCATTTGCCCCGATTTCTTAGCCCTTTTGGCTGATTTTGGGGCGTTTTCGACCTGTTTTGCGGTTTTATTGCGGGGTATTGCCACGTTTATTCTCCATCTGCATTAAGCTGAGTCTGGAACGCTGATCCGCTAGTGCTTTTTGCATTGCCAAGCGGGCTTGATCATTAGCTACGTCGTTTTGTTCGCGCTGTGAGTCCAATTGCAAGCGCATCTTATCCACCTGAACCTGCGCCTGATCCTTCTGCGCACGTTGCTCAAGCTCTTGCTTCTTCAATTCGACAATGGGGTCAGGCTTCTGCTCATTTGCCCCCGTCATCTCATCTTGTAGTTTCTTGACTTCGTCGTAGTACTGAGACACCTTTATAGCAACCATGGCCTCGCGCTGCAAGGCGGATACCATCTTCTCGGGGTCAGTCCCATATTGCGTGAACAACTCAGCCTCAACATCCTCTTCCGCTTTAAGGCGAATGTGGTCAAAGATGTGCTTGATCAAACTGGATGCCACATTAGGCATTGCACGAACCATTGGGGAAATCCCGAATTGCAAGTGGGTCTTGATGTGTGCGTCATGGTGCTGACCAGCAAACGCCTTGAGCACCGTACCATCCAAAGCCTGTGAGTTTTCGCTGACTGGATCTTTTGGCTGATCAACGTTTTGACTATTCAAAATGGTATCAATATCCCGCACACCAATTGCTTCATACATGCGACGATATGCCTCATGCATGTTGTGCATCTGCGGAGCACTCTGTGCCAACTGGAGCTGTGTCTGTGCCATCGTAATACGCTGTGCAACAGAGAAGATATTGGGATCAGACACGGGCAGGATATCGATGCGATCATCAAAGTCCAACGCCTTAATTGCACGGCTTTCGCCCGGAACATCGTATGGATATTCATCAGGCAAGTAGTCAGCAAAACCTTGCGCCAACAACTGAAACTCTAGCTTCTGGCTATAGTGCAAGCGCTTGTGGATGGCAGACATCACACTAGAGCCTTTTTCCAACAAAGCAATCGTAGTGCCCACTGCGGCATTCTGATTGCTGTCACCAACCTGCAGATCGGTGATGGAAGCCATACGACGCCCTGCATCTACGCAGAAACCCAGAAGCGCAAACAAGGTTTGACTGGGCTCCTTGTATGGCAATGGCAGAATAGACGTACTGAGATCCGCACCGCCTGCATCCATGTCACGCCATTCACCGGGCTGCAATGGCGTATCATCATTCATGATACGTGCGCCCTTGGCTTTAAAGCCCGCGGGTAAGTTTGACAACGTGCCTGCATCCACCAATTGACGCAACGCTGAAGAAGCCGTTTTTGACAAGCCCCCCACAAGGTGCAAGAACCCTAAGCCATAAGCCCCGGGGCCTTGGACAAGGAGGTAATGCACGTAGTATTCAACACGCGCCTTCAGGTCATCTTTTTCCTTCCAGTTACGACGAACGCCCACCACATTTCCGCTGGTTTCGTCGATGGTGATAATGTAGGGCAGCTTGATACCTGTTGGCTCCCCATCCTCATCCATGTCCTCAAAACCGGGGAGATCGTAGTCTATTTGAAACTCCAACAAGACCATTTCGCTCTCTTCCCCAGAGGGAGAAACACCTGTGACCTTGTTCACGCCCTCTTGGATTTGAGTAGGCGCTTGATCCTCCGTGTCTTGTGCCGTATCTAAATAACGACCGGCTAGCACCGCTTTGCGGTAAGTGTTGGAAGACATGTAAATGCGATTGGTGATACGTTCGCATTTAGACATCACAGACGAACCATGATAGGGAATGTATAGATCATCTGGCAGCACCAGAGCACTGGTCATACGACCCAGATCAGGATCAAAATAAATCTTCTTGAACGCAGAACCACCGTAGCCCACATAGAACAACAACTGATCAAAATCAGGTGTGTATTCCTGCATCACTGTGGTGATCTGGTAATTCATGAAATCACGCACACGATCCGCCTGCATCTGCTTCTCGCGGGTCTCTTTACCCAAAACCTGTGTGCGCACAGGTCCCCCAGAAGGCATAAGCTCCTTCAATGCTTGGGACTGAAACTGGACAATGCTTTCTGACAACATGGGATGGTACACGCCACACGCGCCTTTAAATGGCTTTGTGCGCTCATCCATAGAAAAACCTAGCAGTTCTAGGCCCTTGCTGTATTGTGATTCCCAGTCCTCGCGTGAGGCCTTATCCGCCTCAAACATCATCATCAAATCAGTTGACATTGTAGCCAAAACATCGTCTGGCAAAACCTCCGCCAAGTTGGCGTCATAAGGCACTTCGCTGTCGTCTTCTTCGCCGATGCTGATGGTCGCACCGCCTTCAGGATCAATCTCAATCTCGATTTCTGGGGGCTCCCCCTCACCAGTCATCTCAATGTCAATAACTTCCCCCTCTGGCAAATCCTGTGCTGAAGTTTGTTTCTCAATAGCCATTCTTATTCCTTAGAGATATTTCTGGTGATTGTACACATTGCGTTCAACAAGTCCACCCTTGGCGAAGTTATCGGGAGGTGACCCCCACCCCTCTCGCATTAGCTGGTATTCCCGCATTGCATCTTGGTAGAATGGGTCCATCGAATTTTTCCAGCGTTTATATTTTTTAGCGTCAATTATGGGAATTACCCGTTCAGCAAAATCTGGATCATAGTGTCGTGCATCCATTGCATATTTAAACGCTTCTGGAGGAGCGTCTGCAAACTTGTTAAACAGATCGTCAGCTTTGTTTAAAATATTTAACGGGAGAGACTGCCTAACCTGAGGATCTCGCAGAACTTGAACCAACTCAGGTGCACTCAGGACCGTATCCTTAAACAACGATTCGGCAGCATTGGTTACACTACCGTTAATTTGGCCCCCGATATCGCGCAATAAGGGTTCCCCTGAAAGCCCGGGTTCAGCAACTGCCCGCAGATTCAGAATTGTCCTGTCGTTGCGATCAAACCGCGCACCACGGGTACGGACAAGGTCTAGGGTCTTGTTAAATGCCTCCTCTGTCAGATCAGTTTTACTCGCCCCTTGCACTTTCGTAGCACGCTCAACTGCGAAAGCTACCGGCTGGGTGTTGTCTCTCACAAAGGCTTGGTACTGGGGATCATTAGCAAATATACGATCTAGACCAATGGTATTATCAATGGTGGCGACGGACGGCACTGGGAGGTTTTTGTTTTGAAAATACCGTTTAATTGTGTCCTGCGCAGCGTCATAGCCTGCTTGATCCAGAGTGAGAAACCAACTTTTTGCATCCACGGCCTCCGGGACGGTAGTGGTCACCTGCACCTGTGGACGACCAGTCTTATCGACTAATATGTTGAGCCTGTTTTCCGCTGACCCATACATATTTATAGTGTCATCATCCTTCGTACACCATCCGGCTTTTTCGCCCAACACGCGCACAAGCGCCCGTTGATCATGCTC